ATTAAATATACCTGCTATATCTGATTTTAACCTATCACCAACTGCCTTTATTCCACCACCCTTAAACATTACGTACATCAAGTCACCGACATACTCACCAACGAGCATACCAACTAAACTACCTACTCCTGGTATAGGAATAAGAGTTCCTAATGCACCACCAATGGCACTACCACCACCTTTAAATAATGCCTGATCTAAAGGTTCTCCCATCATTAGAGAGAATAGAGTAGTTAAAGCAGCACCAAAGAACGGTATTCTTCCAAATACATTCTTAAATACACCCTTAACACCCT